TCGCAGCAACAGTCTCTCTATCGTCTGAGGCAAAGCATAAAGTCATCATCATTGACGAAGCAGACAATACCACTTCCGACGTACAACTCCTTCTTAGAGCGTCTATTGAGGAGTTCTCCAACAACTGCAGATTCATTTTCACTTGCAACTACAAAAATAAAATCATTGAACCCCTCCATTCGAGATGTTCTGTGGTGGAGTTTGGTATTCAGGGTAAACTTAAACAAGAAATTGCAGCAAAATTCTTCGGAAGATTAGTAACTATTCTAGAACTAGAGAAGGTAGATGCTGATAAGAAAGTACTTGCTGAACTTATCAACAAACACTTCCCTGACTGGAGAAGAGTCCTCAACGAGTGTCAACGATACTCTGTAAGTGGAAAGATAGATTCTGCAATCCTTGCAACCTTTGGGGATGTAAAGACTGAGGATCTAGTTAAACATTTAAAGACTAAGAATTTTACGGAAGTCCGTAAATGGGTCGTTCAAAACTTAGACAATGACCCTGCTCTTATTCTTAGAAGAATCTACGATTGTATGTACGATTCTTTGGAACCTAGCAGCATACCTGCCGCAGTTCTGATTATTGCAAAATACCAATATCAGATAGCGTTTGTTGCAGATCAAGAGATTAATCTCTTAGCGGCATTAACCGAACTAATGTGTGAATGTAAATTCAAATGACTGAACCAAGATCAAGAAAAGAGATGAACGTTAAAGTTGTTCGTCTAACAACAACAGAAGATGTTGTAGCAGATTTATTAGAAGAGACTGATGATTCAGTTACTATTCGTGGAGGAATCGTAGCAGTTCCGACTAAAGATGGTAACATTGGATTTGCATCATGGACTCCTCTTCTTGCTAGTCCTGTTGAGGATATAACAATTAGCAAGAGTAATGTTGTTTATGTTGGTGATCCTAATCCTGCATTAATAGATCATTACGTAAATCAGTTTAGTAAAATTGTAACCCCCGACTCAGTACAAGACGGTATTATTGTTCCCTAATGATTGACATTAATCCTTGTGATTTGAATAGTTTTTTTGGTTGTGTTGATGCAACTAATACAACAGAACTAAAAACTAACGCCTTTCGTCCTCTTAGGACTTATCTACAAGAGAAGTCTTTTGAGAAGCATTCTGGTGGTCAACTAACTTATGTTGGTAACTATGCAGATGGTCAAGACTTCGTTGATAATGATGGAGTCCCTTATGAGATGAAAGGTTCTTTGGGATTATTTAATAAGAATGGATCATGTAAACAGGTTATATTGAAGAACAATATGCCTGGTCGTAGCAAACAAAACTTGGAGAAAACCTTTGAGTACATGCTTTTAGTTGATACTAAGAACATGAGTCTTGGTGTTACTACATGGGATGTTGTTGAGAGTAGATCCAAACTTGATGGAGCAGGTGCAACATTTAAACTTCAAGCAGGTGACTTCACTATGCTTGCTGAGAATGTTAAACCAACTGAAAAGAATATTACTGCTGATGAACTTCTAGAATCTTTAAATAGCATTCTATGAATAAGTCCCTGAAGTCTCTTAAAACACCTCTAAGGTATCCTGGTGGTAAGTCTCGTGCTTGTATAAAGATGGAGAAGTACCTACCTAACTTGGCAACCTATGAGCAATATAGAGAACCCTTTATTGGGGGTGGGTCTTTTGCTATACACGTTACTAAGTTGTATCCTAATTTACCTATCTGGGTAAATGATTTATACAAACCATTAGCAACATTTTGGCAGCAACTTCAGGAATCTGGAGATGTTATGTCTGATAGATTGTTAGAACTCAAAGAGGAACACAATACACCAGACAAAGCAAAAGAACTTTTTAAGAACGCAAAGGAGACTATCAGTGCAGAAGAAATTACCGCCTTGGATACTGCGATCAATTTTTATATTATCAATAAGTGCAGTTTTAGTGGTCTTACTGAGTCCTCGTCCTTCTCACCTCAGGCAAGTACCTCCAACTTTACAGTTAGAGGAATTGAAAAACTTCCAGAATATCAAGAGTTAATATCCAATTGGGTTATAACAAATTATTCTTATGAAGAGGTGTTGATAGATGGAATGGATTCTTTTATATACTTAGATCCTCCTTATGATATTAAGGATAATCTATATGGTAAGAAAGGTGGAATGCATAAGACATTCGACCATGATAAATTTGCAGAAGATTGTGAGGTATGTGAGTCTCACCAATTAGTATCATATAATAATTCTCAATTAGTAAAGGATAGATTTGCTGGTTGGGATGCAGCAGAATATGAACTAACATATACCATGAGATCTACAGGAGATTACATGGGTGATCAAAGTACTCGTAAAGAGTTACTATTACTAAATTATGAAAGGAGTAGTTTAATGGAGTTCTTTAAATGAAATGTAGAGTTCAATTGTATGTTGCTGGCACACTCTTTAATGAGGATGTATATGCCAGAGATTATCAGGAAGCAAGAAAGGTTGCTCTTGCAAGAAATCCAAATGCCACAGTCGTAGGTGTTAATGCGATAATGGAGTCATTTAATGAAGATTGAATTGAAGGATTGGTTAAATTCAATTAATCATACTAAAGAAAATTTAACTGAAGATCCTGATGCTATTAAATCTTATCCACCATTTATTATCAACAAATGTTTATCTGGACACCTAGATTGCATACTCTTTGCTAATGAAATGAACAAATATCCTTCCATAGATAAGGACATGCAATATAAATTTTATCTAAATAGTCTGAGGAAACGGAAGAGATTCTCTCCGTGGATGCGAAAAGATAAGATTAGTAACCTTGACCTTGTTAAACAATACTATGGATATAGTAATGAAAAAGCAATGCAAGCGTTGAATATTTTGTCTAAACAACAACTCGATTTTATTAAACAACGACTTGACATTGGTGGAATGACATGACTACTAGTACTATTGAACCACAAGTTAACTGGAAACCTGAAATGATGGTGGAAGTTATGCTTAACGAACCAGATGATTTTTTAAAGGTTAGAGAGACCTTAACAAGAATTGGAGTGGCATCAAGGAAGGAGAAAAAACTATATCAATCTTGCCATATTCTTCATAAGCAAGGTAGATATTATATTACTCACTTCAAAGAATTATTCGCATTAGATGGAAAACACGCTAACCTTACTCTTAACGACGTTCAGCGTCGGAATCGTATCGCTCGCTTGCTTTCTGATTGGGGTCTCATTAGTGTAGTTAACGCAGAGTCTATAGTAGATGTTGCTCCGTTAAATCAAATTAAGGTATTAGCATATAAAGATAAGGGTGAATGGATCCTGGAACAAAAATATAATATTGGTTCCAAGAAAAAAGAAGAGACTAAAGAGTAATTGTAAAATAAATATGTTATAATAATTGGTATCGAGCATGACAGTATCAGCTTGTCCATTAACCTGTTCTTGGCCAGACAATTTATACAGGACATATATGAACGGAAGACTTAAAAAAGTAGATATGGAATCAAGACTCCTTACTATAAAACAGGGGATTGATAATAAAGTATGGTATCCTGAATGGGATGATAAAGAACGTTGGGCAGCACAACGTGTATTGAATAATGCTCTAGATATACTTGATGAATTTGATTATTAAATTTTGATTCCTATACCACCATTAAATCCACCAAAAGGAGCAACATGCCCCTTTGTCTATGCATCTAATGTTTTTACTGAAGAACAATTAGATAGTATAGAAGATATGGTTGATATCAATTCTGGTACACAATTTAATGATGAGGTTAAAAAATCTTGGACAACTAATATTGTCTATAATGATAATAGTCATTGGTTATTCTCTCAATTAGGTAAAGTTGTTCACCAACTAAACAATGAGTATTATAGGTTTAATATAAATCAACTTGATGAGATCATTCAGTATGCTTGTTATGATGTTGGTTCAGAATATAATTGGCATATTGATTATACTAACTGCCCTACCCCTGCTAGAAAATTTACAGTAGTAGTTCAACTAAGTGATCCTTCAGAATATGAAGGTGGAGAGTTTGAACTATTCCCAGATGTACAGGTTCCTAAAGAACGTGGTCTCGTTCATATATTCCCACCGTACCTTTATCATAGGGTAAAGACCGTACAAAAAGGTAGTAGAAAAGTTTTAATTACTTGGGTCTGGGGTCCACCATTCGTTTAACCGAATAAAAAATTCTGGTTATCCGATTGTATCTTTTTAGTGGTTGTGTTTAAATAATAGTGTCGCCTTCGGGGACAAAAAACACACTCGCTTTTAAAGGAGAACCATGACTAACCTAACACGTTTTCATACGGCAGATATGCCACAACTGTTCGATAGAATTTTGAAGAACAGTATAGGGATGGACGATTATTTTGATCGGTTCATGAATGAGACCACATCAAACTATCCCCCATATAATTTAATACAGGTAAATAATGTCGAATCAAGATTGGAAGTCGCACTAGCGGGGTTTAAGAAAGATGAGCTTAAAGTCTTCACGGAGTTTGGAAAACTATATGTGGAAGGGAAGAAAGAAGAATCAGAAACAGATGAGAGCTTTGTCCATAAAGGATTGGCCAAGCGGTCTTTCTCTAG